TGCAGGATGTGCTTCCGCTGTGGCGTGATGCCGTGGGAAATGAGGGCCTGCGAATAGGCTTCAAGCTGGACGCCGCAGGCCATTTCCAGCAGCGTGTATGTCGTCTTGAAGTCGATAAGCTCCAGCAGGCCGCCGATCTCGCAGAGCAGGTCAATCGTCCCGCCGTAGCGCATCAGTTTGTGGTAGATACGCACCTCAGAGCCGAAAACCCGCGGTTTGTACTGCTTCCACCACTCCATGAAGCCGTTGAAGTAGCCGCGATGCTCCGACGGAATATCGTCGATGCCGAACTTGATCCAGTTCTCGATACTGTTATGCACCGCAGAGCCTT